TTGGCAGATCGTTTAGCAGATCGTTTAGCCGATCGTTTAGTCGATTTACGATCAGTAGGTTTGTATTCGTATTTTTCAGCCACTTCTTTGCTACAGAACTTTGTCAAATCTGTGTCACATTTACGACACTTTCCTTTTAATGCATACTTTTTACCATTTTTAGTTGGGTATATAGTATGGCAATCGGGATGTTCTTTTACATTTTTTTTACATCTCATACAACGAAATTTCTCGGACATTTATTATACTATTTAAAAAAAAAGTTATTTAACATTAAATTTGTAAAGAAAATTTTTATTTTGTTGTATAAAATCTGTTGCAGATGTTTTTATACCCATTGAAATTGTATAAATAACACCATTATAGACATAAATATTAAAAGGACACCACAATTGAAAATTATTTTCAGTAACAACATTTAATTTAATAAAATCTTTACCATTATTTGGCGAATAAAAAATATATAAAGACATCATATTTGTATCCAAATTATCTTGTGAAACAACTACAATTTCATCATTATATTGGTTTATACAAGATGTACGATAGTCAGATCCATCAGGAAAGTTTAAGATTTGAGTAAAATTTATATTTGGTAAATTTGTTTTGTATACTCCACTATCAGTAGCAATCAATAAAGCATCTGATGATAAATAACAGTAATAAACAGTTCCTGATACAGAAATTTTATTCCATGATTTACCAAAATCACTAGATAAATATGCATCACTACCCCATGCTACTGTATAATTGTCATTTATATTTAAAAGTGTATTATTTACAGGAGCCTTTCCACCATTTTTAATCCAAGATGATTTCGGGTCTTTTTGCTTAGTATATATACTTCCATCGGAAGATAGTGCAAAAAATAGTGTACTATTTTCTGTAACTTTCATAATTTGACTTGTGTTTAACTGATTATCTTTTATCCAAGTTCCATTTATACACGTATAAATAATTCCTGTTTTAGAATCAAGTCCAATATTAAGAGAAGACATTAAAGAAATGTTCATAGGTACAAGCACGGGAGCAATCATAGGTGCTTCTTTGTACACATAATTATCATTAAGTTTAATACCATTAGGTGTATAAACAACAAGGCCTTTATCTGATACCCCTCCTAATATAGAAGGTGCATTGTATGTTTGTATCAAATCCCATTTTGTGCATACACCGCTTGCATTTATCTGTGATATATCATCACAATACGGTGACGGTGGTGGCGGCGGTGGTGGAGGCACAGGCGAATTTTTACATTCATTTTTATCTTTTATATACCCATCCTTGCATTGACAATTTCCATTTATGACAATCTGATTATCTCCACACTGTGATGAACAATTTCCACCAAAATCGCGAACAAATGCACTTTTACATTGGCACGCATTTCCAATATATTCTTCATTTTTATTGCATGTTGTGTTGGTGTTGGAACTAGAACTAGAACTACTGCTTGAACTATGCGACGAAATCGCATAAATAATTACCGCAATAATTAAAATAACGCAGACTGCCGTAATGATTTTTTTCATTTATTAAAGTGAAAAAAATATTAAAAAAAGAAGTTGATGAATAGTTATAAAAATCGGCGTTTTAAATATCCAAATGTGTAAAAATAAATTTAAAATGTCAGGCGATGATGTAAAAAGTTATTCTAGACACATAATTAATTTGACATCTTTTGTAAAATATACATAAACCCGACATTTGGTTTAACAATCGGTCGTTTGCGTATCACATCTTCCAACACGTCCATCGCATTTTTTGAAAACAATCTGGACAAAAAAGCAACTGCAAACGTCGCCGAACGAGACTTGCCTGTATTACAATGAAACAAAATTCGTTTTTCACATTGTTGTAATAAAGATGGTATAATTTCCCCTATCAATTTTTTGCAACACTCGGCCTGATCTGCTCGGTCGATAAGACCAATGTGAATAATTTGAATTGGATTTAGTGTGCCAACGCGGTTAACATCCTCGATATAAATCTCACCAATATCTGCCTTTGAATTGTTTGATAAATTTACGATAACATCAAACTCGTTATAAGGTGAATAAATATCACCGATGGCAACCGTGGGCGTGATAAGAGTGTAATGAATGGATTGAGAGGACATTTTGTGTTTATTTAACATTCTGGATGTTAAATAAGATTTATATTGTATCATACTCATCATAAATAAATTTAAACCCCCGTCGCGCGGGAACGGGATCCCGCTTTGCTTAAATAACATCCGCTTTTTCAATATTTTCAAACGATCCGTCCGTCTCTTTATACCCATCATAAAAAAGGTATTTCACCTTTACACCCTCTGTCTTCTCATCTCGCAAACATCGTTTCACCCATTTCACAAGTATATCGTGACGCTTTGATGTTATGAGTTTTACAGACTTGCCATCTTTGTCTTTAAAATTGTCCGGATTGTATCGAATCCAAATACATGGCGGAAATTCTGGAAAACTTTGCGATATTTCGTACATCCGTATTTTTTCTGCTTTTATTTTACCTTCTTTACTATCACCAAATGCTGTACATTTATACGATTTATGCTGGTCCTCATCAACCTCTACAATAACTACATGTGATCCTATATGATACACTCGATCGGGTCGTTTCGTTGTGCATTGACGATCTGGTGATTGGTCTTTTAGAATGGGCTTGATATCAATTTCTTCATCTAGTAATTTATTGATAAACTCCTCGTGTTTTTTTACTTGTTTTTTCAAAACCCGATCACGCTCCTCCAAGCTACAAAAGTTGACACAAAGACCTTCTTTATTTAACACATCGATTTTTTCACATTTTTTACACGGATGCTCTGTTAAATCGTATTCATCAGGCAGAGCGTGTTCTTCACAATGAAGAGGTTCTTTGATGCCGTGTGTAGCCGATTCCTTGCAATCTTCGTCTGTAGAACCTTCACATTTTCGACGAGGATTGGCAAGCATACCATTTTTTTTATGGGTGGCACAAAATTCCGGAAAAATGCCAGGAAGGTTGAAATTGGCTCGCTTACGACATTCATCAGCTTTACAAAAATTGTGTTTTACATCAACCATATTTTCAAGTTTATGGCTAATACAATAGATACCAACTGATTCATTTTCGTAATTATAATTGGGGTGTTTTTGACAATTTGGCTCCTTACATGGAGTAAATACCAAATTAACCATTCCTTCTTCTTTATGTTGAAAGCAAAATTTACGAGTCATTCCTTCGAAATTAAATTTAGGCTGAATTGTACAATCTTTAAAAGCACATCGTTTATTGCATATATCAATCATTCCATCTTTTTTATGTGATCTACAATATAGTGGTTTTTTTTCAGTTGATAAATTATAAGTAGGTCTTTTTTCACAGCCATTTTCCAAACAAAAAATATGTTTTACATCAACCATATTTTCAAGTCGATGTTCTTTGCAAAATCTAGCTTTTTTCTCACCGCTAAAATTATATGATGGATTTTTCCCACATTCATTTTGTTCACATTTTTTATTAACAAGTTCTTTCATTTCAGATGTTTTGTGTTTTTTACAAAATTTTATAGGTTCACCAATCAATCCAAAACTTGGCCTGGTATTACAATTTTCATACTGACATTTTTGATGAGAGATATCTTGCATATCTTCCGTTTTATGTTCTTTACAAAATATAGGAATTTTATCCTTTTCTCTACCAAAACATGGTTTTTTCTTGCAATTTTCAAATTGACAACACACTTTATTAAGACTAATCATTGTAGGTTCTTTATGTTTATAGCAATTAACCGCTTTCTTGTCACTTTCAAACCCAAATGATGCTTGTGTTTTACAATTTTCATACTCACATAATTTATTACGAACGTCAACCATTTCTGGATCTTTATGTTGTACACATTTAATGCCATATTTCTCTCCTTCTAAATTAAAAATTGCAGTGATACCACAGACATTGCATTTATTTTTTCGAGAGACAAGTTTTAACCTACAATCATGACAACACGCATAAGGCTTATCACGATTTTCGGTAATAAACCGCGCCATCAAATGATCTTTTTTACACTTTGAACATCTTTTCGACATTTTGAAAATATCTTTTATTATAATTTATGCTTTTAAATATGATTTTCAATTTTACTAAAATTGAAAATTTTAATCTAGAAACAAAAACAAAAATAAAAACAATGCCAAAGAAAGCTTTGTCCGAGTTATCTACATTGGAGTCATCAACCAAATCCAAATCAAGTTACATTGCCCTTGATCAACGGGAACATCTTCTTCTCCGTCCAGACACCTACATCGGTAGCACAAAATTTGCCAACTGTGAATTTTACGGTACAGTTTGTAAAGATGAAATCATTAAGATTGAAAAAAAACAAGGCCTTATCAACAACGGTCTCCACCGACTTTTTATTGAAATTTTATCAAATGCATGTGACAACTGGGTTCGTTCGAAAAACAGTGAAACGCCCTCTACAAAAATTAAAGTTGATATAAACAGAGAAACAGGTGAAATCGCTGTTTGGAATGACGGACAAACGATTGAAATCGCAATCGACGAAAAGTTGGGGATTTACAATCCAGAAATGATCCTTGGAAGACTTCTGACTAGTTCAAATTACGATGACTCCGAACACAGGGAGACTTCAGGCAGAAACGGCTACGGTTCAAAACTCACAAATGTCTTCTCAAATTCCTTTGAAATTAAAATGTTTGATAATTATACAAAACAACAATATGTCCAGTCTTGGAAACACAATATGAGTGAGTGTTCAAAACCAAAAATCACTAGCCCAAAGACAAAACTTGGTTATACCGAAATTTCTTTTATGCCAGACTACGAACGTTTTGGGTGCACCGGTTTAAGCGACGATATGTACTCGCTGTTTTACAAAAACGTGGTGGATACAGCGATGCTTACAGGCATAAACGTGTTTTTCAACGGCTCAAAGATCCCGATGAAAACGCTAAAGGACTACGCCAGCCTTTATATGTTACCGATTGTGCAACCTGAAGCGGTTGAAGAAAAAGACAAAAAAGACGAGGAGGAAGACAATGAAAAAGGTGACGACGACACTGTTTCAGTTGTATCAACGGCGTCTAAAACGGGCAAAGGCAAAGCCCGTAAAAAACAATTGGATCAAATCCATATCGTCACCGACGACAGCGAATGCGTCTTGCAACCCAATCCAAACATCGTTGACGGCTTTCAATTTATAGCCTTTGTCAACGGCATCGAAACACGGGACGGGGGTGTACATGTCGACACTTATGCCGAAGCCATCTTTCGCCCCTTGTTGGAAGCGCTCAATAAGGGCGTTAAAAAGGGATCAACGCCACTTGGTCTCAAAGAAATCAAGCCGTATTTTCAGATGTTTTTGAAATCCACGCTCGACAAGCCCGCCTTTAACAGCCAAGAAAAAAGCAAGCTGGTGTCGCCAGCACCGGCCGTGCCCGAGGTCACCACCAAGCACATCAATGCCATCCTGAAATGGGGATGTGTTGACAAAATCAAGAACTTGCTGAAAGGCAAAGAGCTTGTGGCGCTCAAAAAAACCGAAAAAAAGCGCGGATTTGTAAAAATCGATGGCTACGATCCCGCAAATTTGGCAGGTGGCAAAAACTCAAAAGAGTGCACACTCATTTTATGTGAAGGGCTTAGTGCAAGAAGCTTCTGTATAAAGGGGCTTTCTGATGGAGTTGTAAATGGTAAAAAATCAAGAGATTATATTGGTTGTTACAGTCTAAAAGGAAAGCCATTAAATGTAAGAAATGCAAATGTAAGTCAGATAT